TTTGAGTTTCTTCTACGCCTTCTCTTTCTACCTCGCCTAAATAATCAGCATAACCTTTTTTAACAAAAGCCTCTGACTCTTTACAACTAAAACCAGCTATATCTCCTACAACATAGCTCTTGTATCCTCTTTTAAATTTGATAATCATATTAAAATAATTACTATTACCCCCCATTGCTGGGGAGCAATTTAATCATTCTATTTTACTCCTGTCATTTTCTTAAATCCATCTGTATTTACTACTACCCCGTCTGTAGCTTCGTATAAATACATATCTACTTGTAATCTGCCTTCTACTTTTCTAATTTCTGACATCATACCTTCGCCATCTTTAATCCAGTATTCTTTAAGATCAGCTATCCACATTTCTGTAGTATTTGCTGATGTACCTAGATTTTCAGGGATATCTGTTACTTCAACCACTTCGTATTTATCAAATAGTTTTCCACCATATTTGAAAATTGGAATGCCTTGATCATCTTTAATTTTCAATAATGCTTTGATACCTAATGTGCTTGTCATAATAACAGAACCATTTCTATATTGTTCTTCTAATGAAAATATTAAATCAATAACATCATCATAAGCTAAATCATCTCCATCTTGAGCAATGCTATCTACACTTGCTTCTCTAAAACCTGTTGGCTCATCTGAACCACTACCACCTACAAAAGCTGTTTCTTCTGTAGAAACGATTGTCCTTGCTGACAAACTTGCAATATAACTTTGTATATTTACTCCTGAAGTACTGATCAATTTATAAGGAACTCTCACTCTTACAGCTAAGTAATAATCATCAAGTGATCTTTTACCAAGTGTTGGTGCTGACTCTGTTATATTTGTATCTGCTTCAGTTGTAACCCAATAAGCTGTACAAGCTGTGCCTTCTATTGGTAAATCGAATTTACCTGCCATTCTAAATGTAAAAGCTCTAGTTCTAATTTTAGAGATTTTATCTTTTGCTTCGTGAATTGCTTTTGCCAATTCTGTTGGTACTGAATACCCCATTGAAGCATCATCTGTAGTAATAGTTTTCAACTCTGCTTTATTATCTGTGAAAAGGTTTGTTACAAATTTCTTTGTAGCATTACAGTCATTTTCAACTGTTTTTTCTACTTTTTTCAAATCAACTAAATCAGTTTTTAATACTTCCATATCTTTTGACAAGTCGCTACTTTTTATAGCACCTTCAATTACTTCTTTTAGTTGTTCTTCAGTCATAGTTTCTTCAACTTTACTTTCTTTTTTTTCTTTATCATCCATATTCTTTACTTTATGTTTTTTAATATCTTTAGGCTGACTTCGTTTATCTTATCAACCTTTTTTGAATTTGCTTTTAATATCAGCATATTTTTTCTATCTGCTGACTTTGGAGCTTCGACCTTTTTGCTCTTTTCATCTGTTGCTTCCAACAGACTTTTTAATGGAGCTAATATTTGTTTTGTGTTATCGTTCAATTCTTCAATTCCTGTAATTACTGACTCTACTAATCCTCTATTTTTACTACTTAATACTTTTCCTGCTTTTTCTTGTAGCAAATCTTTCAATTCTTTTGAAATTATAAACTTTTCGCTTAATGTATTATTTTTATACTTAATTCTCACTTCGTTATCTTTAATAACTAATTCTTTCATTGTTTTAACATGCTTTACTGCCTTTTCAGGCTCTTTTACTTCTTTCTTGGTATCTACTGCCACTTTTTCTTTTTCGTCGCTTATATCGTCATTTTGGGCTTCGTTTTTACCTTCGTCATCCTCTTTTTTGTTTTCTTTACTCTTTACACTTATTAAACTTGTATCAGGATTTGCACCTGCTACAACTGGACTCCATTCAACTAATTTTATTTTCTTAATTGTTCTGATTTCATTTATTTCATCCCATTCATATTCTTCAATAAAAAATCCTATTGAAAATTCATCTATCACTCCTTCTCTCATGAGTTCGTATGCTTCTTTTGCCTTTTGAACACCCATTACCAACTTGCCTTTTATATATAGGCCATGACTATCTTCTTTTGCTTCTAAAGTTTTTGCAATTGGCTGATCCCAATTATGTGACCAAACTCCAACTGGCAATTTTCTTTTCAAACTATCAAGAAAAGCACCCTTTTGAATTATATCTCCATAACTATCCTCGTTTCCAAAAATAGAAACATAAGCTTCAATGATCCCTTTCTCATCATCAGCTTTTTTTTCTACAAGTTTGCATTTAAAAACTCTTTGTATCATTTTATTTTCCATATTATTTAAATTTATTATTTAATTTTGATATAAAATTATCATTAGTTATTTCTTGTAGTTCTAATTTTCCAATTCCTCTCTTTGCTTCTTTATCATAAATCAAAATCAATAATTGGTACTCCTGAATAGTTATAAAATCATTTTTCTCTTGTTTTTCTATAAGTGTTGTTTTAAGTTCTTTATAATCATCATTAGTCATCCAGCTTCCATTTATTCTTTCGTGTGTGCCAACATAACCACTTGATAAAAGTGTTATTCCTATTCCTAATCCTGCCATTGTTTTTTTTATATTCATATTTTTAAAATTTAGGGATCTTTATGCCGATCCCTTAGCATCGTAAAATGTAACTTCCCATCTTAACTTACATATTGGGCAAACGATAAATGTTTTTTTAAGTGTCATAAATATTTTATGTTTGATTTTATAACCACAACCATTACATAAACAATAAACAGTTCCAACTTGATTTGCTTCATAGGGAAGTTTTTTTACTTTAGCAATTACTATCATTTTCATCATTTCCCTCTCCTTTTAAAGAACGTTATTAAATATTTTATTTCTATTATCTTTTAATTCTTCTACAAAATCTTGATTTTTTAATTTCCATTTTACAACTTCAGCTACCTTTCCATTTGTTTCTTTTAAGTGTTTTTCAATATTATCAAGAGTTTGTTTTTGTAAACATAATTTCTTATCTATTCTAGCAAAAAATAAAGTAAGCACTACTACTGTTGATATTACTTGAATTATTGTTGGTAAATATTTTATTAGTTCATTCATATTATTCTATTCTTTTTATAATAAGTGAAGCACTATCAGGATGTTGGTTTTTTATAACTCATACTTTATTATATTATATTAAATTATTTTGGTAAAAACATACATCTGCAATTTGGATGACTGTATTCTACAGTTCCCATATTTGTTTCTTTTAAACTCCATTCTTTCATTGAGTTTTCTTGGCATATAGCACTTACATTACTATCTCCTGCTGTAAGCCATTCAAACTTATCTATACCAGCTTCTCCCCATTCTCTTGACTGTCCTGCTGTTAATGATCTAGCACTCTCTGTCCTTGCTATAACTCGGCTTCTTGTATCTGCCATCTGATCATAGAGTTCTGTTATATTCTTGGCTAATTTTTCAGTTCCTATTCCATCTAATATTCCTTCTTGTATTACATCTATAGTTTTCTCATAAGTAAGTTCTGTTATATCTGTAGCATATTTTTTACTAATCTTTTTTACCCATTTTACTGTTTCAGGTAAAGTTGTTATATCTATATATTCTACACTTGCTATTTTTGAAGCTAATTTTGCTCCTTTAGTCATAGCCTCGTAATAAGTTGGTTCTATTATTGATACCATTGCCTTTATCTCATCATCTTTATTAAATGGATTAGCATCTAAACCTTTTTCACTTATATCTAAATTTTCTAATACTGTTTCCTTTTGTTTTTCAAATAATCCTTCTAACTTTTTTATAAATAATCTTTCTATCTCTAATCTTAAGTTTTCATTTTGTTCTTGAAAGCTTTTTTTTTTACCTATTTTTAAAACTAGGTTTTTATTTTTCTTTGTAAGTGCTTTGAAAATACTATCTCCTAAACTTTCATTCTTTTTTTCTATTTCAAAATCTCTATTTTTTATTTTTCTTTTTATATAGTTTTCTTTTTTTAAACTATAAATTCTTCTTTCAGCTTTTAATTTAATTGACTTTTGTTCTCCACCTATTACTGGTATTAAATTGATTGGCAAGTAAATATCATCTCCACCTTTTACAGGTGCTTTGTCTAGTGCTTCTCTAATTTCATTTGTAGTAAGCCATTTATTCCATCCTGCTGTGTGTTCTGCTAATTGTTGTTCTCTATCTTGAATATCTAGCTGTGTAAAATCTAGCCAAAGTCCTTGACCAAATAATGGAGTGATATAAATATTGATTTGTTCTACGATCATTGTCATTAGTGGTTGTAGTGTATTTTTGTTAAACATTCTTTCTGCTGTTTCAGATGTAGATCTATTATAAGTTCCTTCTAATCCTAATAAAATCTTTGGCACTCCAAATATTGCAAGTATCTCATCTCTATTCATTTTTCTACCTTCAATATACTCCATGTCTTTTGGTGGTATGCTAAAAGGTTTCCAGCTAGTTCCATTTTGTAAAATCATTGTGCTACCTACATTTTCATAACCTCCATAAACTTCTTGAAATTGTTTCTTTAATAGTTTAGCATCTTTTGGATCTAGGCTTCCTTTTATTTCTATTGCACCACTTGGTACTGCACCTCTATTTAATAATCCTACATTCCATTTTACCATTTTGGTATCATTATCTACTACATCTTTTATTGCTGATATTATACTCTTTCCTTTTTGTGGATCTGCTGGATCAGGATTTCTAAATATTTTTACTAACTTTGCATCTATTGTCATTTTCTTTCCATCTACTGATATTTTATACATTGATGGATAACCTAACTCATCTTTTTTTGTTACTTCTAATTTACTTGTTGGAACGACTATAATTGCTTGTGGTTTTTTTCTTCCTTTTGGTACATCTAAAATCCAAGCTACATCTCCATCTTTTAAAAAATAAACCATTGTCAAAAACATGCTATTAAACTTAGTTGTTTTTGGATTAAATTTATATAACAAACTAAGCAACTCATGGCTTTCTATTTTGTTTACTGTCTTTTTGCTTATCTGTGCTAACTCCCAATCTACCTGTGCTATGCTTTTTGCAATTGTAGTTATACATGCATAAACCCATCTTTGATATCTATCTCCTAAATTTCCATTCATTGCATTTGTAATGAATGCATCTACTCCACTTCCTGTTATAGATTTCTTTTTTAGTCTTTTAAATATTTTAAACATAGTTTTTAGTTATTATAATAGTATAGCACTTCTGAAAATAAAAATAAAATACAGCCCTTTTTCTTGGCTAACCTAACATATATTTTCTCTTAGACCCCTCGTGTCAATTTTATGTGCATTTATTAAAATACCACATTTTGGACATCTAGCTTTCAATAGCCACTTTTCTACTTGTTTTATTTTTGGATTTCTTTTAGGAGTTTTTTTACTTCCACTCCAAACATTAAAAAGATATCCACATGAAGGACATCTAAATCTCGGAACTCCCTTTAAGTTCATATACTTTATTAAAATTTATTGGCTTTCCTGTAATTCTATCAGGTAAGCTATTTACTGAATTTATATATTTAACAAAATCATCTACTAACTCTTTTGTCATTTTTTTTTCTATTTTTATTGCTTCATCTAATCTTACTGTATTTCCTATTAGTGATTTGAATTTCTTTAATTTATTCATTGGTATTTCTTTTCTGTGCATGATATCAATTTTCTTTTCTTTCTGATCCCAATCAACCCCAATAGGAATTGCACAGACATATAAAAAAACAGTCATACCATTTTTTTTAAAATCTTTTATTGAAAACTCTATTGTTCTCTCTATGTATTTTTTTGTTATCATACTATCTAAAATTATTTATCTCTTTTAAAGTTTTGTTTTGTTTTTTTATTATGTTATCTCCTAGTTGGTTCAGTTTTTCCTGAGTTTCATTTGTAATGATTTCCTTTCTTCCTTTTCTTCTAAATAGATTTTTAATTCTTATTGTTATTTTCATAATACAAAATCAGTTATTTTATTTAATGGTTTTTTTACTAAAAAATACATTCTCATCATTATCATATCTGCATAATCAGGACTCCTGCCTAAGTTCTTTTTTATCTCATCTTTGCTTATGATATAAATTCTTTTTTCATCCTTGTCTATATCTCTTTGTTTTATCATCCCTAATTCTTCTATAATTTTTTGTTTTAAATCTTCATCTCCATTTACATCTATCTCTATCTTTCCTCTCTCTACTAATTCAGCTAATTTAAAATAACATTGTGCTTTCAGGTTTCCATAGTTTTCAAAATACTCCCCTTCTTTTCTTTCCTCCTCATCTTGAATTGATAATACTGGCTTACTACCATTTACAAATCCTTTGCAATCTACTTGATCCACTACACCACCACCTAATCCATCTTCATCTAATACAGACTGACTTTTTTGGATCTGTTCTTTTCTTATCAATGCTTTTATAAAATCACTACTCTTTACTGTGTTTTCTCTTATGTTATCAGGTATCGTTATTATCTTATATAGTTTTAATCCTCTCCATAAACCTATCGGCATTTTATCTCTACCTTTTCTTGAAACATCTCCTGACAAAAATTTATCTTCACTTTCATCTGCTCTATTACTAAACATGTCTAAGATATTGTCGTATTGAAATAATGCACTCTTATCGTCATCATATTCCCAATTTCCATACATCAATCTTTCTCTAGTTGCTTTGTTCTTAATCTTCTCTAGTGTCTTTCCATAGTTTTTATTTCTATAACTATTGTCTTTATATAAACTTTGTATGAATGCTGTGTCATCAGGTAATATTTCACTTTTCCATTGCTTATAAATCTTATAAATCCATCCCTTGTTTGGATTCATTGTGTATAGGTTCTTTGGTGGCAGGTCGTACTCTGTGTTCATGTGTCTGCCTACTGATGCCTGTAAGTTCTCTTTAGCCTTCTCATCTACCTCTCCTGCCTCATCTATCCAGCCTCCTGTTGTTTCTAATGATCCAAATCTTTCATAATCAGGATCTCTTGGCTGGTATGCTACATCTAATAAATCTATTCTACTGCCATTTATAAATTCTATGTAATTTAAACTTCCATTAAGGTTCCAATCACTTGCTGGTATATTATGATATTTACAGACTTTTAAAAAGGTTTGAAATGTTGTCGCCATTAGTCTTTTTAATTCCCTTCTGCCTAAATACCATCTACTGCTAGGGTACTTGTAACAGTTCGTTACCAACCACTCACATCCTAGCCATGATTTCCCTCCACCTTTTCCACCACCAAAATAAACAAATTCTGTTGTTCTATCTAACAGTTTTTCCCATGCTTCATTCTGTTTTATTGTCGGTTTTATTGTCGGTGTTATCGGTATCATTTGGTTTGATAAAATTAAATCCTATTACTTTCATATCTCCTTCTACTTTTATTTCTTGCTTTGGTAAACCATCTACATAATTCATTATCAGTTTGTAGCTCTGCATATCCTTTTCCACGAGTGCTTTGTGAATTAGTGATTTTATAAATAAGTCCTTATATGCTAGTTTTTTCCCTTCAGGTACTTCATCTAGCTTTGCTTTTAATAGGGATGTCAAATTTAGCCCACTTCCTTTTGGCCTTCCTTTTGGATTGGCTATTTGCCCTTTTTTAAATTGTGTATCTTCTCTTGGCATATTTCCATTTATTACCTGTTTAATTTGGTGGCTTTCTCATCTGAAAACTTTTCCCATCTTTTTATAATTACATCGATATATTTCGGGTCTAGCTCCATTCCATAGCAAGTTCTATCTACTTTCTCGCAAGCTATCAGTGTGCTTCCGCTTCCTAAAAATAAATCTAATACTATCTCTCCTTTCTTGGAGCTGTTTATTATTGCTTCTGTACATAATGATACTGGTTTCATTGTTGGATGTTCTGCTGACCTTACTGGTTTATCGTGTCTCCATATATCGGTTCTTTGTCTTTTCTTTACTACCTCTCCCTTTTCTACTTTTCCTTTTATTCTCACTTTATATCCTTGAAATTTTATCGTTGTATATCCATCTTTATATTCTGTCTTTACTTTTCTTAAATCTTCCCATACCTTTGGCTTGTTCTTTTGTCAAATCTAATTTTAGGATTGGTACTTCTTTTAATTTTAAAAGTTTACTTGCTTCGTATCTCCCATGCCCTACTATTATTATATTGTCTTTATCGATTACTATGGGCTGATTAAAACCAAACTCTTTTATGCTTTTGGCCACTTGTTTAATTTGTTTTCTTGAATGTTTTTTTGCATTCATTTCATAAGGTTTTATTAAATCTATGTTTATCATTTCCATATTAAAAAATTAGTGTTTTTAAACACATTTATTTATTCTTGTCAAATCAAATTCAAGCATAAATCTGATTGTAATTATTATTCCACCAACAATAAAGTTAGTGGATACCCTATAAGAACCAATCTTACGATTGATGGAATGATAACTATTTTAGAGCCTACATGCTTGTCGCTAAATAGACTCCAAATATGTACCACACTTTCCACTACATACTAATAATAACATTTTTACTTTACTTTGTCAAATTAAATCTTCTATCAAATTCTTGATCACTCATTGTTATATAAATTATAAATTCTATAAATGCTATAAAAGCAGGTATAAAAGTCCAAAAGAATAATAGATAAAATATCCCTTGAACTGTTTGTCCTAAATAAAATTTATGTATTCCAAATCCTCCAAATACAAATGCAAGTAAACTTGCTGTTGTTCTATTTTTCATACTCTCTTATTATATTAAATTGCTAAATGGTTAGCTTTACTTTATTTCATCTCTGATTTCTATTAAAACTCCTAATATTAAAGACCCAAGTCCTAATACTAAAAAGTAAATTCCAAATTCAAAATTATCATAATAAATAATTTGAATTACACTTGTTATTAGTTGTATTGTTCCAATTAAGTATATTATCATATCCTTATTTTATTTTTTACCTTCCGAATGGTCGGAGAGGTCTTTTCTAACTTTCTTTTCATACTTATTACAATCTTCACAATCGCAACCTGTTGAAAATGAACCGCTAATATTTCCACTTCTCATATATCTGATACATTCTTCCCTTTCTTCCTTTCTCCCTAATTTATAGGCTTTATCTAAAAATTTATTTATTCTTTTTATTGATTTAAAAATAACTTTCATATTTACTTCTTGTTTTAAATCTCCCCGTAAATAAGCACACATATAAACTCCTGATAAAATCATTTGTAAGGTATTCTCAACCTCTTCTTGTAGTTTTTTAATTGGCATATTATTTAAAAAGTTAATTTACAATTTTTTATATGACTGATAAGACTTGTTGGTTTAAACTCTATATCTTTATCCCAATCTACAAATCTAGTGTCAGCCATTCTAACAAAGCAATCAAAACAAATAAGATTTTCTCTTTGACTGTGATGAGTTGCTAATTCCCATATTTTATTTGGTACACTATAATCTAGTGCATATTCTCTTTGACATACTGAACATATTTGTCTATGTGGTTTTCTTTCCATATTATTATTTAATTAAAATTTATTACTATCATCCATTTTAACCAACCAATATAAAGTTTTGGCTGTTTTTGAGTACACCATAATTCTATTTCTGGTAAAAGATAGATAATAGGGTGGTCTTCTTTAGCAAATTTTATTTTCATATTTATTTATTATCTTTATAAGCAAAACCTTTGAGTAATTTTTCTTTATCTACTTTTATTTCATCTAAAATACTTTTTTGACCTTCATAATAAGCTATATCACATAAAGTTTTTAAATTTTCTAATTCTTGTCCTCTGTAAGTATTTAAAGGAAATGTATTATATATTTTTTTAAGATTTTCCATATTCTAATTTAATTGTTTTTTAATTATTTTGTTGTTCATATTAGCTTTTTAAAAGTAATTTAATTAGTTGCCAAGTTGTTAATCTTCTTACACACCCTCGCCTCCCCCAAATTATAATGGGTTGGGTTATTTAACACGATTAGCCCACA